CATCGTCCCGGTCACTGGCTTTGACAACTGGGATGCGCTCATAGCCAGACTGTTCTGTGAACTCGATGGCTTCCAGGCTATCTGTGTGGAGTGCCACGCCGTTAAGACTAAGGCTGAAAATGAGGAGCGAAAGAAAAATAAAAATAATGCTTGATTCCTTATTTACATTTCTTCAACATCAATAAATCACTAACTAATAATATTATGTCTAGAACTAAACCAAGATCAACAGGGTCATCAAACCCTGCTACCAAGTTCCTTCAATGGAACACACAAGCTTCCGCATGGGAGTTTTACGATAAAGAAGCCCAAGAGTCTAAAACACTACCACAAGACACAGGGTTTATCATTCTCGATCAACTCATTACCGCCAAGGGATGGGACGACAGAAAGAACAGCGCAATCTGGGCTAACGAAGTCTATACTGTAGGAGA